GGTGGCCGCCATGAACGGCAAACATTGGACGGTGAGTTCAAGCGCCATCCACAGAGCAAGATCGGCCCAATGGTGGCTGAGCTGCAAAAGCTGGAGGATCTGGGCGACCTTGAGCGGATCACTGAGATGGCAGCCGATCTGCTGGTCGGTTGGTCAGGCGTGACTGGTGATGATGGCAAGGAGATCCCCTTCAGCCAGAAGGCACTGCATCAGCTTCTTGAAGTGCCCTTCCTTGCGGTAGCGGTGCTCAAGGCTTATATGGACAGCATCAAGGGAGCTAAGAGAAAAAACTGATAGACGCCGCCGAGCATTGGGCCGGTGGCGGTATCAAGGATGAAACGCAAGCTGATGCGGCAGTGCTTGGTCTGGTACTGCCAGAACAACCGCCAACTGACTTTGAAGTGTGGGAGGAAAACTGGTTAGCACTGGAGATGTTCCTGCGATGCCAGACGCAGTGGCGCACCACGATGAGTGGTGTGCTGGGTTTGGACTATGTTGTAGTGGCATGGCTGCTTAAACTGTACGAAGTGGAAAACACCCGCGCGTTGCTGGAGGATTTGCAAGTTATGGAAGCCGCAGCGATGATGGTGATCAACAGCCGGAGCAGCTGAGATGGCCTTAAACATGGATGCCATGCTCCGCATCAAGGCGGACGTGCAAGGTGAGAATAATATTCGCCGTCTAGGCAATTCCATGCGAGGCCTGCAAGGGCAGGCAAAGAACGCTGCATTGGGCTTTAACAACCTCAAGGGTGCCGTAGGTGGCTTTGCCGCAGCAATCGCCGGCAGCGCCATTGTGGGCGGCCTGGGTGCCATCGTGAAGAAGTCGATCGACGCAGGCGATGAACTATTCAATCTGCAGGCGAAGACCGGTATTGCAGCTAATGCGTTGATTGGACTGGGCAATGCAGCCAAGCTGGCAGACGTTGATCAAGCTGCCCTTGGCAAAGGCTTGACAAAGCTCAGCGTCAACCTTGTCAAAGCTGCTGAAGGCAACGATGGCCTTGCGCAAAAGTTTAAGGCGTTGGGTGTTTCAATCAAAGATTCTAAAGGTCAGGTGGTGCCGGCTGACAAGGCACTGAAGCAGATTGCGGATCGCTTTGCGGACATGCCCGACGGCGCGCAAAAGGCGGCCGCAGCGGTGGCACTGTTTGGCAAGTCCGGCGCCGACTTAATCCCGCTGCTGAACGAAGGAGCGGCCAGCATGGAAAAGTTCACCTACAAGGTGGGCGAGGACTTTGCCGCGCGGTCCGATCTGTTCAATGACACCATCACTGAGTTTGGCATCAAGACGCAGGGCTTCGGACTGGAGCTGACCGATGCGCTGCTGCCGGCGCTGCAGTCAATCCTTGAGGTATTTGGCGATCTGTTCGACACCGACCAAGACTGGTCGGCATTGTTCAAGGTGATCAAGTTTGGCTTGCAATCTGTTGCCGCTGTTGTTTACGCCACGATCAAGCTGGTTGATCAACTGATAAAGGCTGTTGTCTACAGCTTTGATGCAATCGGCAAGGCACTGCAGGGTGATTTTGAGGCTGCAGGCCGGGCGTTGAGTCAAGGCTTTGGCGCGGGGCTTGAGCAGGCTAAGCGCGACTTTGCTCAGCTTCAAAAGATCTTTACCGACTCCCCCTCCCCCGGCACCGGCCGCCGCACGGGCGGGCGCAACATGGACTTGGATACCAGTGCAGCAGATCGAGCTGGTGACGCAGCAGCTCGTAAGCGCGCGGCTGAAGGCAAACGTGTTGAAACAGAGCAGGAGCGACTGTTGGAACGGCGGCAGGAGCTGACACGCAAGGCGATCGACCTGCAGCAGCAGCTGCAGAACAGCGTCGCTGATGTTGCGGCTGCCTATGCAGGTGTCGGCGCAACGCCCACTGATCAGCTATTCCTTCAACGGAATGAAGCGATCACCGAAAACGATCGGCAGATAAAGGCACTTACGTTGAGTGTGGTGGAGCTTGTCCGGGGATTCAACGCAGTCGGCGGTTCACTGGACGTAAAACCGTTTGCGGATTTGATCGACCGCCTTTCGGCTGCAAATGTGGCACTGACCGATCAGGAGTACCTGCAAGGCTTGAAGGATCTCCTGCCCAGCGTTGCCGAGTACGACGCCAAGATTGCAGAAGTAACACGCGGCAAGACCGAGCTGACTAAATTGGAAAAACTTAACGCTCAAGTCAACCTGCTACAGCTTGACATCTTGGCAGCAACCTTCCCAGCACTGGCTGAGCAGATTCGGCTGTTGCGCGAACGTGCCGGCGCACTGGACGAAGCGACCAAGAAGCAAGAAGAAAACAGCAAGAGCTTTGGGACGCAGTTTAAGGAATCGTTCAAGCAGGCCTATGACTCTGCCACCAACCTCGGCGCCAACTTGGCCAGCATTGCCACGAACGGGATCGACGGTTTGACCAATGCCATCGTTGAGTTTGCCACCACGGGCAAGGCATCTTTCAAAGAGTTTGCGGCATCAGTGCTGAAAGATCTCAGCGCGATGCTGATCAAGTTTGCCATCTTCAAGGCGATTGGCGCCCTCTTCCCCGGCCTGACCGGCTTCGCTGACGGCGGCGTATTTGGTGGTGTCAGTGGTCCGAGTATGCAGCCCCGCACTGGTTTTGCCAAGGGCGGCACCTTTACCAATTCCATCGTCAGCTCGCCCACGCTCTTCAAGTTCGCCAACGGCGGCGCCATGCGCACAGGCCTTATGGGCGAAGCTGGCCCTGAGGCGATCATGCCTCTGCGTCGTGGCCGCAACGGCAACCTAGGCGTGATGAGTAGCGGTGGCGGCACCACCAATGTCGTCGTGAATGTTGACGCCTCTGGCAGCAGCGTACAAGGCGATCAGTCGCAAGCCAAGGCACTTGGTAATGCCATTAGTGCTGCCGTACAATCGGAGCTGGTTAGGCAAAAACGCCCTGGAGGCTTGCTTGCATAATGGCTACCTTTGACGATGCCACCGTAGGAACCAGCACCAATGGCACGGTGCCTGATTTTGGGTTATCAAAAAAAAGTGAGCCCGCTGTCCGCAACGTTCAGTTTGGGGATGGATATTCCCAGCGGCTGGTAGTGGGCTTAAACCAAAGCCCGAAAGAATGGAGCCTGACGTGGGCCAACAGGAGCAACGCTGATATTACTGCGATTGAGACTTTCCTAGATGCGCGAGCTGGCGCACAGTCTTTTACTTGGACGCCACCTGATGGCGCTACGGCCTATAAATTTATTGCGCAAAGCTGGAATCGCAAGCTGGAATACGCAGGCATTAGTACGCTTGATGCCACTTTCCGGCAGGTATTTGAGCCATGAGTGAAATGTTTCAGGAGCTGCTTAGCTCCAGTCCCTACGCAATTATTGAACTATTTGAATTGCACTTAGATATAGCACTACATGGAAGCAGCGATATTGTGCGGTTTCATGCTGGTGTCAATGAAAAGTCAACCGCAGGTGATGTGATTTGGCAGGGCTACACTTATCAAGCATTGCCAATTGAGGTGGAGGGGTTTGAGTACAATGGCAGCGGTCAACTGCCACGTCCCAAGGCGCGTGTCGCAAACTTGATGGGCGGCGTTTCCGCGCTTTTGCTAGGTGTCAATGAGATTACACCCGGCAATGATTTGATTGGCGCTAAATTTATACGCATCCGCACGTTAAGTCGCTTTTTAGATCCTGTTAATTTTACCGGCGGGGTCAATCCTTATGGCACTTCTGCCGATGAGGAAATGCCCCGCGAGGTGTACTACATTGATCGCAAATCAGCCGAGAACCGTAATATTGTTGAGTTTGAACTGGCTGCGGTATTTGATCTTGCGGGCGTACGCGCACCAAAGCGGCAAGTGCTGGCTAACCTTTGCCAATGGAAATATCGAAGCGCAGAGTGCGGCTACACAGGCGGCAATTTTTATGATGAGCTGGACCAACCGCTTGGGGCGACACCAGCGACAAACTTTGGGGCTAGTGCATTTGGAAACCAATTAACGTCTCCCTCAACTCTTGGCGAAGGTGATGCGCTTGTGTCGCCTAATGGGTGGTATCGCGCCCTGCTGCAAAGCGACGGCAATTTTGTTGTCTCCAATAAAGCAGGCCTTGTTGTATGGAGCACCAACACTCCGTATGGCGAAGGTGCGTATGAGCTACAAATGCGGACGGGCGGCAATGCCGTATTGGTCAACGGAAGCAATGTTATTTGGCAAACAAATACATGGGGCTCCTCCCCTACAGCCGTTTCTTTTATTGCAATGTATCCACCAGACGCCTTCACGGGCAAGATGGGTGGCTTTGGTTATCAAATTGTAGGGTTTTCGCCAACAGGGCTAGGTCAGCAGCAGACAGTAAGCTCTACATTTACAATCGCAACTGGCAAAACAATTACATTACAAATGGTATTTAATTCTCTCGAATTGGTTCCGCCGCATTACACAGGATTGGCTTACGCTTGGACGACTGTCTCATACACGGTGACCGCTTCAACTGGATTTTGGTTCCTAAACGAAGTTTTCAATGCCATTGTGCAGTTAACAGTAGGCAATCCATTTAGAGCAAACCATCCCACCCTAGGCACGCTGACGGAAGCCGGTCCGCAATTGCAAGTTACTAGCACCACCAATAATAGCGGCAATAAATTTACCTTGGCCAATGATGGCTCACTAACTGTTTACAACGTCTACAATTTAGTGTTGTATTCCTCGGGTTATAGCAACGCATCTGAACCACTGGTTCAGACTGGCACCGTTGATCCATTGCGTGATGTTTGCGGCAAGCGAATTAGCAGTTGCAGGCTGCGATTCCCTGCCCCGTCAGACGTACCGTTTGGCTCCTTCCCCGCTGCTGGCACCTTCTACGGATGAACCACTGGAAACACGATGCCTTGCAACACGCTTTAGCCGAGGCGCCACGAGAAGCCTGCGGGCTAGTAGTGGTGATCAAAGGGCGCGAACACTACCGGCCATGCAAAAACCTTGCAACCGATCAAAACTTTTTTGTCCTAGATCCACAAGATTATGCTGATGCCGAAGACGCCGGGGAAATTGTTGCAGTGTTTCACAGCCACCCTCAATCTCCAGCGCAAGCGAGCCAAGCCGATTTGGTAGCGTGTGAAAAATCTGGCCTTGAGTGGTACATCTGCAACCCTGGCACTGGGTTGTGGTGTAAGTTCAGCCCAACTGGCTATCAGCAGCCCCTAATTGGCAGGCAATGGGTTTGGGGGGTGTCTGATTGCTGGACACTGGCTCGCGACTGGTACAAGGAGACGTGGGACTTAACGCTGCCTGACTGGAAGCGCCCGACAACGATGTTGGAGTTTTACGAGGCACCCATGTTTGAAAGCTGCTACGAAGAAGCAGGTTTTATTGACATGGGCATCCAATCACCCCAAGAGGGTGACTTGATTTTTATGTCACTGGACGGTTCGCGGGGCTTAAATCACGTTGGCGTTTACCTTGGTGAGCAGCGACTGTTGCATCACTTGTGCAACCGCCTTAGCAGCCGCGACATCTGGGGCGGCTATTATCAGAAGGCATGTGGCTTAATCGTCAGGCACCGGAGCAAATGCTGACATGTTTCGCGTCATCAAGGTTTACGGAAAACTAGCCAAGCACCTGGGGCAACGCAGCTTCAAGGCAGTGGTGAGCACTCCAGCAGAGGCTGTGCGGTTCTTGCTGGCTAATTTCCCAGAACTACGCGCCTTGATGCGCGAAGGCCAGTACATGGTGAGCGTGGGGCGCAACCCACTTGAACTAGGCACCAACCCCGAGTTATTGCATTACCCCAGCGCAAGCTTTGAAACAATCAGGATTGTTCCTGTTGTTGCTGGCGCTGGTGCGGTAGGGCGGATTATTTTGGGCGCTGTGTTAATTGGCGTTGCAATTTTTTCAGGCGGCATTGGTTTTGGAGCTGCCGGTTTTTTTGCAACAGCAGGGCAAGCGGCTAGCTTTGGAACTGCACTTGTCGTTGGGGCGGGCAACCTTGGCATGGCCTTGGTTCTTGGCGGCGTCGCCCAACTTCTAACGCCAACACCAAAAGTTGGCGTATCCGAAAGTGATCCACGAAGAAGCTATAGCTTCTCGGGTATCCAAAACGTCAGCCGTCAAGGTGTGCCTGTGCCTGTGATCTATGGCGAAGTTTTTACTGGTAGCGTCATAATATCTGCTGGTATCAACACTGAAGAGGTTGCTACATAATGACCGACCAATACATCATTGGCGCTGGTGGCGGTGGCGGCAAAAGCGGTGGCGCTGCTGGTGGTGGTGCCGAAATTGCAAAGGACAACCTTGATTCCACTCAAGTAGCTCGAATTATTGACCTGTTGTGTGAGGGAGAAATTGCTGGGTTTCCATCTGCTCGTA